TGCGCGGTTTTTTTCCAGGGATAGACGGCCCATAGGGACTTGTAAAATCTGAGAATGAATGGCGAAGGAAAACACCCAAGAGACGCTCGCAACGCTCACGGGCCTGAGCCAGCAGCGGATCTCACAGCTCCAGAAACAAGGAATCATCGCCCGCGGCGAAAATCCGATCGTTTCAAACCGCAAGATCATCGCACATTTGTGGGCAAGGTCGCGGCCGGCTGGCAATCGCAGGACGGCCGGGTCGATCGTATGCACGAGGGGCGATGCTCGACCGCCGGCGCCGCGAGGAGATCGAGATCAAACTCGCAGAACGGAGGGGCGATCTCCTCTCGCTCGAGTCGATCGTCACCATGATCAAGTTTTTGATCCTGGCCATCCGTTCAAAATATCTCGCCTTGCCCAACAGAATGAGGTCGCTGGTACCAGATCTCTCGCCGAAAGCCTATGCCATCCTTGAGCAACTCGTCCGAGACGCTATTGCCGAGTTTAATGCAGAGCGTTTTCCTCGAGCAGTCCGAGAAGCTACTGAACAGTATTTTCAGCGATTGCACGCTGCCACCGAAGCTGACGATCGACGAGTGGGCGGACAAGTATCGGATGCTCAGCCCGGAAAGCAGCGCGGAGCCGGGTAAATGGTACACCAGCCGAACCCCTTACATGCGCGAGCTCACCAATCCCGACGTCGAGACCGAAGTCGTCCAGTCGTCCTCGCAGGTCGGCAAGACCGAATTGTGTCTCAACGCCACCGGCTTTTTCGTTCATCAGGATCCGGCGCCGATCCTGCTCATCGAGCCCACGCTCGACATTGCCGAGGCGTACAGCAAGGACCGGCTCGCGCCCATGGTGCGCGACACGCCGGTCCTTTTCGAGCTCATCAAGGAATCGCGATCACGCGACAGCGGCAACACGATCCTGCACAAATCCTTCCCGGGCGGGCATATCACGCTCGCTGGATCCAACAGTCCATCGGGCCTGGCAAGCCGGCCGATTCGGATCCTGATCTGCGACGAGATCGACCGCTATGCCGCAAGCGCCGGCGCCGAGGGCAACCCGGTTTCGCTCGCGTCGAAGAGGACGACGACTTTTTGGAATAGGAAAAAACTATTCGTGAGCTCGCCGACGATCAAAGGTCTCTCAGCCATCGAAGCCTCATTTCTCGCTAGCGATCGTCGCCATTATCACGTCCCGTGCTGGGCCTGCTACAAGAAACAAAAACTCGACTGGAGCCAGGTCCGCTTTGAGAATCGCGATCCTCGCACCGCGCTCTATGTCTGCGCTCATTGCGGCGCCGGCTGGAACGACGCGCAGCGCTGGAAGGCCATCATGGACGGCGAGTGGATCCCCGAGGCGAAATTCAAGGGCATCGCCGGCTTTCATCTCTGGGAGGCCTACAACCCATGGGTCAAGCTGAGCGAGATCGTCGCAAATTTTCTTGCCGCTCACGAGAAGGCAGAGCAGGGCGACCATGAAGCGATGAAAGCGTTCGTCAACACGACGCTCGGCCAGACCTGGGAAGAGAAGGCCGAGACGATCGCGCCGGATCCGCTTATGAATCGGCGCGAGAATTACGCCGCCGACGCGCTCCCGTATCGGGTCCTCTATCTCACCGCCGGCGTCGACGTCCAGGACGACCGGATCGAGATCGAGATCGTCGGCTGGCGCGCGGAGCGGCGCAACGAACCGGAGGAAAGCTGGGGCGTCGAGGTGATCATCCTGCATGGTGACCCGGCAAAGCCGGAGATCTGGAACGATCTGGACGAGATCACGCTCCGCGAGTGGACGACCGAAGACGGCCGGCGGCTCCGCCTCGGCGCCATTGGGATCGACACCGGCGGCCATCACGCCGACGCGGTTTATAAATTCTGCACGCCGCGCCGCGGCCGGCGGATTTACGCCATCAAGGGCATGGCCGGGATCCGCCCCAGTGGCCGCCGAAATCCGGCGGGAGCAAGAAATACAAAGGGCACAAGGTCTGGATCGTCGGCGTCGACGTCGCGAAGGATGCCATCTATTCGCGCCTGCGGATCGCGGACGCGGGCCCGGGCTATTGCCATTTTCCGGCCGCGTATGATCACGAATTTTTTTCAAACAGTTGACCAGCGAAAAAGTGCAAACCCGTTTCGTGAAGGGGCATCCGATCCGTGAGTGGCATAAGCCGCCAGGCGCGCGCAACGAGGCGCTCGATCGGCGCGCCTACGCCCTGGCCGTGCTCTATTCGCGCGCGATCCCCTGGGAGATCCTCGCGCGGAGCGCCCCGACCGAACCGCCACCCAGTTCGCCGCCCGATTCGCCGAACGGATCCACGCCACCACCAGCGCCGCCGGCGCAGCGCCCGCCGGCGGGCCGCCATGTTCGATATCGTATGCGCGGAAGATAAACAGGAGGATCAATGGCAAAAAGAACCATCGACATAAAATGCACCGGCGCCGCGGTCGCCAAGCTCGAGGACCTGGTGCCGCTGCAAGGCGATCTCAAGAAGCTCGACGCGGACCGCTATCGCAAGCTCAAACGGTCTCTACTCGAGAACGGCTTTTCGTTCCCGTTCTTTGTCTGGAAGAATTCCGGCAAGCTGTTCGTGCTCGACGGCCACCAGCGCGATCGCGTGCTCCGCCGGCTGAAGGCGCAGGGCTATACGATCCCGCCGCTGCCGATCGCGCTCATCGACGCCAAGGATGAGACAGAAGCCCGGAAAAAGATTTTACTGCTCTCGAGTCAATACGGGGAGATGAGCGAAGAGAGCCTCCTCGAATATCTGAAAACATCCGAGATCGATCTCGACGATCTGCTCGACACGGTTGATTTGCCCACCGTCAATCTCGAACGGCTCGCCTCGCGCTTGGAGGAGGAGTTTCTCGAAGAGGATCAAAAGGGCGACGAGGAGCTCGAGCATCAATTCCAGGTCATTGTCGAATGTAAGGACGAGGACGAACAACTAAAACTCATCGAGAAACTGGAACACATGCCGCGCATTGATCTTGTAAAGAAAACCCCGATCTCCGCCTCCGGCCGAGCGCGCCAACTCGCAGGAATGTTTGACGTGCCGCGCAAAAAGATTTCCGTGATCGAATTCATCGATCCTGTGGTTTCATTGTGCGTTGCAAGCTTGCACGAGTAACCCTTTCCTTTTCGCATTTCTGACAAATCGCCGAGAGAATTGTTCATTAAAATCTTGTTCGCACCCGGCATGTGTCTTGCTCCACTGCCGCGATATGGCCGCGTCCTCGTAGCAGGCGTTTCAGTAATGGATGATAGAGAAACTGACATTAAGCGTAACAAAATAATTGTTGTCGAGCGCTATCCGCTTGCAAGAGCGGCTCTCGCCGATCTCCTGGTTGGCGACGGTTATCGAGTTTTCCAGTCAGACAACGCAAAATCGGCAATCTCATGTGTCGAACAAAACAAAGACGTATTTGCAGTTCTCGCAGACCTTCAGTTGCCGGATTGGAAATCGCTTGTCGGATACACGTGCGCGGTAGCGTCCAACGCTTCCGTGATAGCGATGCTGGCGAGTCATTCGATTGTTGATCCTGCGGAACTACAACGGCGCGGTATCAAGTTCTGGCTGGTAAAGCCGATCGACTACGAGGACATACAGCGGCTCCTAAGGTCGAGAGATAGATAGCCGGACACAATTGCAAGGGAAACGCTTTACCCCCCAACTAAAAGATATACGGGTTGCGTGGTATAAACCCGGTTATGGACTACCGGCAATGGATCGGCTGGACTGTTATAATAATTAGCGCCCTCTTTATCGCCCTCACCGTTTGGCAGATTTGCTGTTAGCAACACACAATTACCCGACTACCTGAGGCTCAACGTCTCGGCTGGGAGCGGCTGCAGCGCCCCGGCGCACTACAGTTCTTCTGCCATGGCTTACGGCGGAGATTGAAGCCACGATGGCGCTCATGAGACCGAATCACTGGAAGCAGGGATTCGCTGAGAATTACAAGATATTGGAGACGATGTGCCAGTATCACTATGAGCAGGGTTTGTCAGAGCGGCGTTTCAGCCCTGAAGAACTGTTTGCCCGCGAGACGCACGATATGCCGCTAGGGTGTTAATTCGGCAAACCGAATCCAGATTGAAGCGTCGTTAAATCAAATTCAACGCTCCCCGTGTCCGCCGTGCAGTAGCCACCCCGCCTTTTTTCCGAAAAACTTAACAACAAGTTAACGGCGAAAAATCGGTCTCCGCCGATTAAGGACAAACCAGGATTGTTGGAAAGCGAGGATAAGTATGCACGGCGGGTTAGGCGAGATTAGCCCCTCAGTGGCGCTCTTTTCGACCTCGTCAAACTCGGCTTTGGAAATCTCACACGCATCTAGAACACGTTGAAGTCTATCGCCCCTACGAAGAGAGAGAACGAATCTGGTCTTGTCTCGTATCAGTCGACAGAGGCATTCGCATATTTGAAGGGCATCTCTGCTGTCCGCCTTCGGGTAATATTCTGCCCAGATCCGCCCAATATCTCTATCATCCATCGTTCGCCTCAGTGTAGGAGAATCACTGAGGAGCGCAACCGCCCGCCTCAAAACCTTTCATAAACACTGTTCACTTTTAGACAGAGCGCATGTGTATTTGCAGTGTACAGTTGAAACCAAAAAACCAGTGGAGAATTGCCGTGGAAGAACATTACAAAGGACACATTATCGTAGTCGTCGCTGAACCCGACAGTAAATCGAAATGGAAACCAACCTACAGGATATTGGCTGAAGAATCCCGAAAACTCGTCAAAGATTTGGAGTGGGTTCTTGATTACGATACGCAGGAACAGGCTGAACGAGCCGGAGTGCTAATAGCACAAAAGTGGATTGATCATCAGAAGACAAAAGTTTCGTAAATGAACCTATTGGACCGCGCCTGGAGCATTTTCCGCTGTTCCGGCATGAGCCGCTTGGAGAACACCGGGCAATCGCTACTGGACCGGACACAGCGCCGGAACTCGGACGGGACACCGTTTCGTACCCAGGTCGCGTGGATTGCTGGGTGTACGTGTAGCGGCACAGCAACGTGCGGTTTGCACGTCAACATCCACGGTAAGAACCGTATGCGGTAGCTCCGCACGTACGGATCTGTGCGGGGGGGCGGTCAGCAATGACCGTCCCTACCGCGATTGAGCGACGAAACTGAAGTGGCAATGTTAGGATTGAAATTGAATTCTCCATCTCTAACCAATCTATCAACTTTAACTGAAGCGTCGTTGTATCCTGACCGAAATGTAACGGCTTGACAGACCCTCCTTGTGTGATAGGAGTCGGCTCGTCACAAGCCTCCCC